CGACAGCATCGAGCGCACATTTGCCCTCTGCGATCTGCGCCTCCAGTCCATCGCAACTCTCGATGGCATCGCTGACAGACGTATCTCTCTCCGCAGCCCATCACACTCGCCCCCTCGGGGTGAACCGCCCCGTGGATGGATCGAAGACCAGGATGCCGAAGCGATCACGCAGCCAGTTTCGAACCTCTGGCTCTTTCACCTTGATGTCACACTTCATGCAGATATTCTGAATCGCCCTGGAGCGGAGGACCAGGTTGGATTCAACGTGGCAAAGGCCACACTTCCAGGTCATTCAAAGAACCTCCAAACCATTCCTTTGGAGACTCTGAACTTCCCGCCTTTGGGGTAGGTCCGCTTCACCTGTACCCAATCCTCCGTCAGTCGGATCCGGTAGCTCATTCTATTCACCTTCTCAACAATACCCACGGCGGGCTCTTTCCGAGAGCACTGCCTGCCGAAGGCCACACGATGACCCACGCTGATCTCAGTCATTTTCGCTTCAATTTCCTTCATCTTTATCACCGGTGGAGGACAGGCTCATCGGGAGTTGGGATGCACCATTCTCGCCTGCCCTCCGATCTCTGAGAGCAACTCCTCATAAATATAATATTCGTTCCGATGAGTCACGGAGCACCAACTTCAAAGGAACGACGGCCCCTTGTACGGACCAGTGGTGCGGCGTGCACCGACAGACGCAGGGTTGGGGCGAAGCGAATAGGCTTTGGTCCGACCCAAAATCAACAAGATTTTAGGTTGCACGGGCGGTACACGGTCGGAGCACGGAGGTTGCACGGGCATGGTAGCGACTGAATTGATGATTTTGGGGGTTTTGGACCTCCTGACCCTCTCTGCACTGGTCGTTTTCGCCCTCTGGCTGAGGATCGAGCTTGCAAACATGCTCGAACTGCTCGATGAGCGCCTCGCCCTGGCACTGAAGGCGCTCGTCGATCGTGTAATGGAAGGCGGGATCGACTTCGAACCGCCCAATCCGATACAGGGAGCGATCGCACAGATGATCCAGTCGATCGCAGCTCAGAAAATGAACACGATTGAAGCTGTTGTCACGCAGAAAGGCCCGGACGGACGGTTTCAGTCTTCAATTGACGAATTCCAATAAATTATAAACCTACTACTGCGGTTTTTCAATCATGGCGAGGCGAAGAGGTCGAAAGACCAGGCGACGCGCAGCCAAGAAGATCAGTTTGATCGACCTCGCGGAGTCGTATGCGTACGCGAGCGTGCTGACCTCTGGAGTTTTCAGCAATTCACCGATCGGCTTCATCGGATTCGACGGCACTGGTTCAGGGCTGGCGATGGCGACCACCAACGGAGGCGCTGCGCTCACCCTGGGCGGCATCGTCAGTGATCCAGGGTCCGCCTTCGATTCGATGCAGGCCAACTTCATGCAGAACTACCAGGCTATGGCTGTCTCAGCGATCGGGATCGGCCTGACATTCAAGTTCGCCAAGCGCCTATTGAGGAAACCGATCGCAAATGTGAACCGGAACCTCATGAAGCCCCTGGGGATCGGCGTGAAGATCTGAGGTGATTGGATGGCGACAACGACATGCGTGGGAAATCTGGTCTGCAGCGACGGTACGAACATCCCGCTTAAGCTCGAAGTGGTCGAAGGGACTGAGACATCACTGACCACGGACACCGTGTACACCGTCAGTGCGATCAACATCGGCGACTATGCTCCAGGCAAGACAGTCACCCATGGTCTAGTGAGTGGATCCGTCGGCGTCTCGTATGCATACATCCTCCGCCAAGGCGTCGTAGCTGCAAACATCGCCGTCTGTGTGAAGGGAGCCTCGACGTTCACTCCAAGACTCTGGGCTCCCTTTACGCTGCAGGCCGGCGATCTGCTCAAGGTCATGACACAGACCGCTGCCGATCGAGGAGCGAGCATGGCAGTCTACACCAATCGCGGAGTCTCGAGGATATTCCATGTCACCCCGACCGGCGGGGCCACGAATGAGCTCGTGGATATCCAGACTGGGAACTCGATCGGAGACACGCTCCAGGGCCAAACCTGCATTTCCGCCACCTTCACGACAGTCGACGCAGCTCTTATCGAAACCAACGGCGCCTACATCGTCGACGCCCTGGGCAACGTCGTCGGCAGCGTCACCGACACAGACCCCAGCGTTCAACAGCCTCTCCCAGCGGATCTCGCCGCACCCGTCAACCTGAATTTCAAAGCCCAGTTCCTCACGAGTGCTTAGAGGTGAGAAATTGGCGCGGATGACCAAGGCTGCCGGCCGAAGAAGACTCGCGGAGATCCTCTCGAAGGCCAAGAAGCTCTATCTGCGTGACTTCATCTCGACCAAAGACCTCGACAGCATCGAGAGAATAGCCAAAATGCGATCCAAGCAGCTCAAGTGAGGTGTCGACGTTGCCAATCGTTCAAAGTGTGTATGAACTAACTGGGACAGGTCAGCAGATCGGCGGGGTATCCGCTGAGACAACTGCAGAGGTTCAGAGGAGAATTGCACAGGTCGCAGCATCCAACGCAGCGCGCGCAGCAGCAGCAGCAGCTCGGGAGGCTGCAGCAGGTAATGGAGCGGGAGGAGTCGGTAACGGGGCAGGGCCGTTCATACCGTCCAGGGGAATCCCTGACAACTTCTTCGGGTTCGTGATGATCGCCCTGGGGATGAGATGATGACACACTCGATCTCCCCGCGCGTGTACAAGCTACTGAAGACCAAGACTCTCGAGGCCGGCGACGGCGCAGCGCAGATATCCTTCAGCAACGTGCAGGATGTCGGTGATCCAATCAGCATAGAGGATCTAAACCGAGAGGAATTAGTTCGCCTCATCATCGTCAATCTAGCCAGGCTATCGGTGAAATCTGAATGGGAGGGGTTGTTGGCATGAGAGCTGAGGATCGTAAGCCTTCGAGGAGGGTCTTTCCACTACTGCAGAACCTCGATCTAGACTCTGTGACCTTTGACCAAGTCCAGGGCGTAGGTGAGCCTATCACGATCGAGGACATGAACGAGCAGGAAATGGTAGACCTGATCATAGTCAATCTAGCCAGGCTATGCGTTAGCGGTGAATGGACGGGGCTGCTCGAGGCCGGTGGGGGCGGTAACGAGTTCAATGCAGAACTGACGAAGGCGATCCAGTGCGGATCATGGCACTTCCGCCATTCGGTTGCGTTAACAGAATACACTCAACGATCTCCGGTGGCAATAACAATCTGATATGGCACCCTTTCATAGCCCCAAAGACGGGGACAATCTCCGAAGTTGAGATCTACGTTGGGGGGAGTTCCGGCGGGACGGGGGCCGTTGACCTCGGCTTCTATTCAGACAACGACGGAGTTCCGCAGACTTTCCTCGGCGAGTTCGTCCTGGCTACAACCAGCACGGGAATCATCACTCAGACAACGTCGAGCGCCGATGTTGAAACCGTCCGAGGAACGCAGTACTGGATAGGGCAGTTTTTCGATACTATGGCTTCGCAACCATCTTTCACCAACATAGAAATCACCGCTTCAGGGACTTCTGCGATCTGCACTTCACTAAATGGTGTATCTGCGCCGGACCTGGCAATCATCGAAGACGACGCAAGCGGCACCGGGAACCACACCATCAGCGATTACACGGCGTTGGGACCTACCGCGCTTGACCCCATCAATATCGGAGTGAAGTGGTGATGGATCGCTCTTACACTACCTATGCCGGCCCGGACATCATCGACCAGGGCAAGCACGACGTCACATGGGAGCAGGTCCGAGAGATGCGCGACTATTACCTCAAAGAATCCGACTGGCGTGCCATGAATGATCGCACAATTAGCCAGGCGTGGGAGGACTTCCGCCAGGCGCTTCGAGATCTCCCCCAGGACAACGCCACCGCCAACGATGCCGCCGACGCATGGCCGGTGATGCCAGATGCCTGAGCATCACGATCATCCTGACGAGACTTTCCCCGAGCAACTGAAGCGCCTGGTCATCGACAACGCATTCGCCTTCGTCCTGGGCTGGCTCCTGGGGGCGGGCCACATCGCAGCTCTCCTCGGTGATCTGGCTGGTGCGTTCACATGACCAAGAAATCCCCGAACCAGGTAATCGAGCTGAGGATCAGTCTGCAGGACAAGCAGATAGAGCAGTTGGACTCATTCATCACCTCGTACCAGATAAACCGCATTCTGACCCCCATCGTCACCCTGATGAACGACGTAACCGGCATGATTGTCCTCCTGACGCTGGCTGCCTCCCTCGGCTTCGCTGGCATAGCATTCGCATACCAGGCGACCTCGCCGACAGAAGACATGCACGTGATACTGACCGATTTCTTTCTTCAACGGGATCAAGCGGCGATGGCAGCCGGCGTGACCATCGCAGCTCGAGGACCGATCTGGGGCTTCGTCGACATCCTCGAGCGTGTCTTCAATGTAAACATCCCTGATTTCGGTGGCGGGTACGAGCCGCCATCGTCGGGCTCATCAGAACCAGGCAGAGCCCCAGGCACAGCCACCGGCGGGGTCGAGTGACTACAGCGAC